AATCAGAAATGTGCAAAAGACCCAATAGATTTTATGCAGAGCAGAGGTAAATTGTTGTGAGCGACGAGGTAGATCTAGCTAACGAGCAAGCAGAGAAACGACTAGAACTCTTAATTAAACGGGCCAGTAAGCCATTAGTTAAAGGATCGCCGGGAGACTGCGACCTATGTGGCGAGTGGTCAGGACGGTTGGTAGAGGGGGTATGCTCTCCATGTCGAGACAGGTTCAGAATCAAATAACTAGGAGAGATAAATGAGTCATTCACCACAGCAATTTGTACTAACACTACTTCATTCAGTAACTAATGCTCACATACTGCACTTCCAGACCAAAAGCTACAGCGAACACGTTGCTCTAGGCGCTTACTACACTGAACTAGAAGAGCTAGTAGACTCATTCGTAGAGGCATATCAAGGCTGCTACGGAATCATAGATGACTATGAGAAGTATTATCTACTGCCTACACCACCACTAAAGTACATGACAAGCGTAAGTAAGTATGTAGAAGTTGAAAGAAAGAGGCTACCGCAAGACTCAGAGCTACAGAATATAATAGATGAGATAGCACAACTAATCGACAGCACAATCTACAAGCTGAAATTCCTAGCATGATACGCATGGTCAAGACACATAACGGCTATCAGATTCATGAGATAGTCTGCGATGGAACAGGAACGCCAGTAAGTAGCTTCCCGGCAATCATTCAAGGTATGACAAGGCTTGACGCTCTAAAGTATATGGAAGATGTAATAGATGCAGCCAAGCTACCAGCAATTAGACTTAACGAAAAGCGAGATATATGATGGCAATAAAAAAACACAAGATACAAGGAGCAGGGCCGGGTAGACCTAAAGGGGTCGTTAACAAGTCTACAAGCAATGCTAGAGAGGCTATAGCTCGATTCGTGGATGGGAATGCACACAGAGTACAGCAATGGCTAGACGCTATTGCAAAAGAGAATGGGCCACTAATGGCGTTTAGATGCTACACAGACATGATTGAGTACCATGTACCGAAATTGAGTCGCACAGAACTCACAGGCAAGGATGATGGGCCAGTACAGGTGACTATCACATGGAAAGCACCGAAATAGAGATGGACTACCAGCCTCGGCTGGCTTTCATGCCGTTCCATGAGAGGACAGAACGATGGGCCTGTCTAGTAGCTCATCGACGCGCAGGTAAGACCGTAGCAGCTATCAATGACTTGATACGAGCAGCGGCCCTTTGTGCCTCTCCTATGCCCCTATTTGCCTACATAGCTCCCTACCGCAGTCAGGCTAAGTCAGTAGCATGGGAATACCTCAAGCACTACGCTAGACCAATACTTGCATCAGTCAATGAGTCTGACCTATATGTAGACCTAGTGAACGGCGCTAGGATAAGGCTATTTGGGGCCGATAACGCGGATGCCATGAGAGGTTTGGGATTTGATGGGCTTTTTCTGGACGAATATGCAGATTTTAAGCCTAGTGTGTTTGGCAATATCCTAAGACCTGCTCTATCAGACAAACAAGGCTGGTGCGTCTTTGCATCTACTCCGAAGGGTAAGAATGCCTTCTGGACTATCTACTCTACGGCTCAGAGAATACCTAGCGAGTGGTTTTGTCTAAACCTGCCAGCATCAGTAAGCAAGTTACTCCCAGATGGGGAGCTATCGGCTGCTAAAGCTCAATTGTCACCTGACCAGTATATGCAAGAGTATGAGTGTAGCTTTGAGGCTGCAATACTAGGCGCGTATTTTGGCACAGAGATGCGTGAGGCTACAGAGCAAGGGCGCGTCACCAAAGTTAACTATGACAATAACGTGCCTGTACATACTGCTTGGGACTTAGGATATAGGGATGATACGGCTGTCTGGTTTTATCAGGTAATCAGAGATGAAGTACATTTAATAGACTTTTACGCCGTTTCTGGTGCAAATATTGATGAAATTGCTGCAAATATCCTGTCAAGGCCGTATAATTTCGGTAAGCACCACCTACCCCATGACGCACGAGCTAAGACTCTGGCGGCTGCTGGTAAGTCAGTAATCGAGCAACTGGCGGTACACTTCGGCATTAATAGCCTAGCTATCGTGCCAGATTTGTCAGTACAGGATGGTATACAGGCTGTCAGAAAGATGCTGCCGCAGTGCTGGTTTGATGCAGACAAGTGCAGTGAAGGTATTGAGGCTTTACGTCAGTACCAACGAGAGTATGATGAGGACAAGAAGGCGTTTCGGCAGACTCCAAGACACGATTGGACGAGCCACCCCGCGGATTCCGCGAGAATGTTAGCAATAGCATGGCGGTCAGAGCCGCGAGTTAGACAGCCTGATGCAGCAAAGCCGCTAATGGTAGGAGAGCAAAACACAGCAACACTTAATGATGTGTGGGCGCAAGCAAATCAACCTAAGAGAGGCAGAATATGAGCATACAATCACCCTATAGATACCAATCCGAACACGTTGCAGCAAGTCAAACAGCACAAGTTTTAGGCGGCACAGGAGCAATCGGTGACTACATTCACAGACTAATATGCACGGTCACTACCGCCGCCACAGGCAACGTAGTTCTGGTAGATGGAACGGGAGTAGGCGTACTGACCCATACAATTCTCCCTGCATCACCCGGCACAGGTATCAATGTATACAATATCGAGATCAACGCTGCATCTACTACTGGCGCATGGAAGATTACGACAGGAGCAGGTGTTGAGGTTATGGCTGTAGGTATATTCTCAGCATAATGCCTAGTCCTAAGCAATATGCAGAAGGTCTGAAGGCTAGAGACAAGGTATATGGGTACGAGATACGCGACCCATCTGAGTCTGAGAATACATACTTTAAGCAAAATCCTAACGTAACAGGCATGGCTGCTGATGACGGTAGAATCATACTGAACTCATATAGCGGCATGAGTCCTGAGAGTCAGAGGAGCGTTGCTGGTAATGAGGCTACAAGGCTGTACATGAGAGACAAGGGTTACAAGTTTGACTTTCCTGTACCGCAAGCTAGTCAAGCACCGTTCAAAGGCACTGTATATGCAGACCCAGAAAACTTACATCATCTACAAAGCACGATAATTGCTCGTGGCGTAGTAGGAGATAAGTCTGCTGGTGAGATAACTCCGGCACAGCAAGTATGGGTTAACAGGATTAAATCTGAAATGTCAGGTAGAGAATAATGCCTAGTCCTAAAGAACTAGCCAAAGCTCTTGCGTATCGGGGAGAGATTAGGAATACGCCACAGAATAGTTTTCTAGGTGGTGTAGCTAACTTTCTTGCTCCGGTATCGGAGTTTGCTGATCGTGACAAGCTCCCCGGTAGCATACCGTTGTTGGGAGGAATGAGTGCTGCTGACGTTACTGGCGTGAAGGGAACTGAAAGCCTTGTTAGGGACATGAGCTATGGCAAATTCCCTATTAGCGGCGCATCTCTACAGACCGCTAAGGTAGACCCCAGACTGTTTGATGTTGCTGATTTTACTGGTTTAGGTGGGGCAATGTTACAAGCTGGGAAGGGTATAGCTAGATCTGTTGCCGGAAGATTTAAGGACACTGTACCAAACACTAGGAGCAATTATGAAACCAAGCAAGACGGTCCATTCTACAGAGTCACACCAAGAAGTTACAGAGAGGCACAAGGCAACGCTGGCGGCAATAATGCAGCGATTGGGCAACCCAGTAATTCGCCCACCAACACAGGAGCAGATAGAGAAGCTGGACGAGGAGTTCAGCCATTACCGCAGATCGGGCGGCAAGTAGTTCCTCCACCAGAACTAAACAAACCGTTTCAGATAGCAAGACAATATACTAAAGCAACGCAGGGAACTGATTTTGGGTTGCCTGATATGCCTGTTAGTAGCTTTGAAAAGCAATCTGGGATAGCTAGAGTGCATCAACTTGGATTGGAAGGTTCCCCAGAATACAAAAACGCTATTTTTGACGCATATCAGCGACAAATGCCAGAATTGGTAGAGATGACTGGTGCAAAAAACTACGATCAGTTTATGGAAAAGGCATATTTGCAGTTTGGAAAGGAAGTAGACGAACAGTTTAAAAACTTGCCGTATAAACTCTCTTATCATAAAAACGGGGAAGGAAACTACGCAAACTCTAGGCTAATGAATGCTGACTTGCATAACAATGGCAATCTAAATGTATATCAAGGTGGAGAAAAGCACGATTTTCTTAATAAGGTTGATAAGGAAACTGGATTAACTCAAAACGAGAAGTTTCGCGCAGATCACGATGTATTTGGACATGGTGTTTATGGAAACGAGTTTGGCCCAAAAGGTGAAGAAATAGGATATGGAATTCATAGCCAGATGTTCTCTCCATTGGCAAGAATACCAATGGCAAGTGAAACAAGAGGACAGAATTCGTTAGTAAATTACAGCTCACTTAATTCCAACCTTAAAGATTATATTCACGGGTTAGATGAGGCCGCGTATCATGCAAAACAGAGAAAAGACTATGCCGAATTAAAAGTGATTGATGCGGCAAGAAAAGACGCATTCTCTAACTTCCAATTCGCACCACAAAAAGCAATCTTGTTACCACCCGAATTCTTAGACCTAAAGTACGCTGGTGGCATACCTGACTACTTGGCTAGTGTTAACCGTCCGGCAAAATCTACTACGTTTGCTTCACCGCTAACACATTACAGCAACAAGCGTGATCTTGAGTTTACTGACCCCAATAGATATGGCACCGGGATTAAAGGACAGGAGGCAGAACGACTAGCTGGCGCTGGAGATATAAGCAACCGTTCATACTTTTACTTAGGTGAGCCGGGGCAAGTTAGACCTGAGGCTGGTCTAGGTAGCAATGTCTACAGATCGGAATCAGCTAACCTATACAACTTGAATAAAGACCCGCTAAACTTTACGACTCTGGCAAAGGTATCAAATAGTACGCCATTCAATGCACGATATAATCCGGGTGTAATTAATGAAGGCGGTTCGCTTAACGACATTGATCGTCTGGTTAAATTGTATGGATATGAAGGACTGGCTGTTCCATCAAAGAGCGCCGCTTCAATGTTTGTACCGATGAAACTAACAAAACCGCAAGCAATAGCTGAAGCACTTAGGGGAAGAAAATGACCGAAACTCCAATCGAGAAGTATCTGAACGTAATCGGCGCATACGACAACGAGTACAAGAAGTGGGAGGCTCGTTCTGCAAAGATCGTTAAACGCTACAGAGATGACAATCGCAGCCAGAACTCTAACGAGACGGCAAAGTTTAATATTCTCTGGTCAAACGTACAGACTCTAGTACCAGCGGTTTATTCCAAATTACCTATGGCTGACGTATCACGCCGCTTTGGAGACAATGACCAAGTAGGCCGTGTTGCCTCACAGATCATTCAGAGAGCAATTGACTACGAGATTGAGCATTACCCAGACTTCAGAGCAACCATGAAGAATGCGGTACAGGATCGCTTTCTTGGTGGTCGCGGTGTTGCATGGGTACGCTACGAGCCGCATCTAATTGAGCGTGATATGCCAGAAGATGGGCTACAGGTCACTGAGGATGCTGATGAGGTAGAGAACGATACAGCAGAGACTTATGAAGAGATTGAGTACGAATGCGCTCCTACCGACTACGTTCACTGGAAGGATTTCGGTCACTCAGTAGCTCGTACATGGGAAGAGGTCACGATAGTATGGCGCTGGGCTTACATGACACGAGAGGCGCTTATAGAGCGTTTTGGCGATAAGTCTGCAAAGAAGATACCTTTGGACAGCGGCCCACAGACACTAACCTCCTATGGTCAGTCTAGCAAAGAGCATACCCGCGCTAAGATATGTGAGCTTTGGGACAAAGAGACAGGAAAGGTCTACTGGTTTAGCAAGAACAGCAACTACATCATAGACGAGCGTGATGACCCTATCGAGGTAGAAGGCTTCTTCCCTTGTGGCAAGCCTTTGTACGCTACTTTAACCTCTGATTCTCTCGTTCCTGTACCTGACTTTGTGCTATATCAAGATCAGGCTACTGAACTGGACATTCTGAGTGACAGAATTGACGGTCTGGTCAAGGCTTTGAGGGTACGAGGAGTATATGACGCAAGCCAGCCAACGCTACAACGCCTACTGACAGAGGGAGACAATAATACTCTGATACCTGTTGATAAGTGGATGGCATTCAGTGAAAAAGGTGGCCTAAAAGGTAGTATCGACATCCTACCGCTTGATGTCATAGCTGCTACGCTCATTAACTGCTACCGGGCAAGAGAGGACATAAAGAGTCAAATTTACGAGATTACAGGCATATCTGACATTATTCGTGGTCAGACCAGTGCAAGCGAGACTGCAACTGCTCAACAGATCAAGGGCCAGTATGCAGGGCTTAGACTTAGAGCAATGCAAGAAGAGGTGGCTCTGTTCGCATCTAGTCTGATTAAGCTCAAAGCGCAGATCATGTGTACCAAGTTCCAGCCGCAGACACTATTGCAGTACGCTTCTGCACAGCAGATGTCTGAGGCAGACCAGCAATTGATACCACAGGCTATGGAGCTTCTTAAAGACAAGCCACTAGCTAACTTTAGAATAGATGTAGAGGCTGACAGTCTGGTGCAGTTAGATGAAGATCAGAACAAGCGCAACCGTGTAGAGTTCTTAACAGCGTTTGGCGGCTTCTTAGGTCAAGCCTTACCTGTAGGCCGCGAGTCACCTGAGCTTGTCCCAATGTTAGTAGAGGTGATGAAGTTCGGCATAGGCGCGTTCAAGCAAGCAGAACCTATCGAGGGTACTCTTGATACAGCCTTAGAGCAGATGAAGGCAGCGCAGCCACAACAGCCGCAGCCTGACCCTGAGCAGATGAAGATGCAAGCACAGCAACAGTCTGACCAGATGAGATTGCAGGCAGATGCACAAGCTGCTCAGATGAAGGCACAGATGGACGCTCAGGCCCAGCAAGCTAGGGTACAGGCTGATATGCAGATTGAGCAGATGAGAATACAAGCAGACTCTCAGCTAGAGCAAATGCGTCAACAAATGAGGATGCAGGAGCTACAGTCTGTAGATCAGTTCAATCGCTACAAGGCAGAACTAGAGTCCTCTACTCGCATACTGGTTGCCGAAATAGGTGCAAAAGCTCAAGTAGACAAGGTACGAGAGGCAGAAGAGGCTGCTAATAGTGAAGCCTCTATTGTGCTTGGTCAAGGTGATAATGTAAGCAATGCAATACAAAGAATGGCTGATATACAAGACAATATGACAAATATGCACGGACAGACTTTAGATAGAATTGGCACAGCTATGCAGATGTTATCAGCGCCAAAACGTGTAGTACGCGATGCAGACGGTAAGGTTGTTAGCGTAGAGGTGCATAGTGATTAATACAACCAAAGGCGAGATGGATGAGGCGCTTTTGGAAAAGCGTGAAGGATTTATCGAAAATGATAATGAGAGTACAAAATGGCTAGAGTATTGGTATGAAAGTGAATTGGTGCATAGATCAGTAAATGTGACATTGAAGAAAGCATTGGTTTCAACAAGTGAAATAGGAGGCTTCAATGTCTAATAGCCAAGCAATGTGTACTAGTTTTAAGACTGAGATATTAAGCGGAATACACGCATTTGGAACAAGCGTTGTCAGAGTCTCTACAGCAGCAGATTTGTTAAAGACAGCCTTATACCTAGCAAGCTCTAGTCAAGGCGCTGGAACGACAGCCTATGGAGCTACAGGCGAGGTTACAGGTACAAACTACACTGCTGGAGGTATAGCGGTTACAAACGCAAATGTTCCTGCCAATAGTGGAACTACTGCCTACTGGACTCCTAGCGCCAGTTTTAGCTGGACTAACGTCACACTAACAACATCATTTGACTGCGCTCTGGTCTACAACTCTACACAAGGCAACAAGGCAATATCTGTGCATACTTTTGGCGCTCAGACTATTACTGCTGGTAATTTCACTCTGACTATGCCGACTAATGATTCTACTAACGCACTGCTAAGAATTGCTTAATGACTCAAGGAGCATGGGATACTGGTACTTGGGATGCTGCGTATTGGGATAGTCTCCCTGTAACTGGCAATGAAGCAACAGGCTTAGTAGGCACGGCTACATCTAATATAACTATTGCTCTTATTGGTGTTGAAGCAATAGGATATGCTGGAACTGAGAGTGAAGAGATAGTTGTAGCGGTAAGTGGAGTACAGGCCACAGGTGATGTAGGTAGTGTTGGTATTAATGTAGTTGTATCGTTAACAGGTGTTGCATCTACAGGTCAGGCTGGTGACTTAACTGTTGTATTACAGCCAATTATCATAGATGATACGCATGACGGTGACTATTTATACAAAAAATTTGCAGAAGAGCAAGCAAAAGCAGATAGGCGCAGACTAGCAATAATTAACTCTTACGAGATATTTGTTGAAGGCAGACAAAAGCTAGAGGAAATAGCAGAGCCGTTTACGCAGATAGTTGTAGATAAGCAAGAAGTACCAGTAAAGCAGATTGACTTTGATGCTCTATTTGCTGACCTAGACAGGGTTGAAGCAATTTGGAGTAATTACATAGACATGGATGACGAGGAAATATTAGCCTTATTATGAGAAAATCTTGGATATATGTAGATGGAGAGGCTGTTCCTGTAGGTGATGAGCAGTATGATGCTAAGGTCTACATCATGCCTGACATAGCTCCTTACAAGTCTATGGCTGATGGCACAATGATTACTGGCAGGGCTATGCACCGTGAGCATTTGCGGAAGCATAACTGCTTTGAGGTCGGTAACGAGACTATGACAAGCCGCGCACCTGTCGTAAAAGATACACGCAGAGAAGTATTAAGCGCACAATTAGCAAATATGTCGCACAGCCAAGCTAACAAGCTAATGGATCGTATGCGAGATAACCAAAGGTTTACCAATAACAACCCCCACAGGGAGAAATAAATGGATATGCCAGAATCAGTACCCGATACAAATGTAATAGATAGAAAAGAACTACTAGCACAGCAGTTTGATGAATTAGAAGCAGAGCCACAGGCTGAACGAGTACGCAGTGCTGATGGTAAATACGCACCAAATACCCCTGTAGAAGCTCCAGAAGTAGTAGAAGAGCCTCCAGTATGGCAAAGAGCGCCAGCATCATGGAAGAAGGATTACCATGAGGAATGGGCAGCAGCATCGCCAAAACTACAAGAATACGCATGGCAACGTGAAGAGCAGATGAGGGCTGGTGTTGAGCCGCTTATATCTAAAGCTCAGTACGCTGACGAGATGGAACGGGTAGTACAGCCGTATCTTAATACGATAAACGGTCTAGGAATTAAGCCTAGTGAAGCCATTAGCGGGTTATTGCAAGCAGATAACATCCTACGCAACGGCTCACCACAGGAAAAGGAATACTACTTTGCTCAGTTGAGAGAGCAATATGGCATGGGTGCTGCAAAGCAGGATGGTGTGCAACAAGCCCCGCAGCATGATATAGTATACGGACTACGCAACGAGTTAAACTCAGTGCGCGGCGAGATGCAGCAATGGAAGCAAGAGAAGGAAGCTGAATCTAGCAAGATTATGAACGGCGAAATAGACTCATTCTCACAAAAGAAAGAGTATTTCGAGGAGCTTCGACCAGCAATGATCCAACTGCTACAAGGCGGTATGGCTAATACGCTGGATGAGGCTTACGACAAGGCATTACGCCTAGACGCTGACTTATACGATAGACAAACACAGGCTCAACAGGCTAGTGTAAACGTCCAGAAGATAGGTATGGTAGACAAAGCGGCGAAAGCTGCTAGGGCGGCAGCGGTTAGCGTTAAAAGCTCCACACCCGGAGTAGCGACAACGACCAAAGCGCAAGATAGGCGCTCAATGTTAGTAGAGCAATTTGCTAACCTAGATGAGCGTTTTTGATAACTTAAACTGAGGAGTAAATTATGGCCTTCGCCAATAGTTCAGTTTCAGACATCATTGCGACTAACATTCAAAGTCGTACGGGTGAACTGGCTGACAACGTTTAACTTATAGACGTTATAAAACTCCGTGAATTCGGTGAAAAGCTGAGATGCCAACACCGAGCCAAGACGCACAGGATACCCAAGGGGTGCGTAAGGTGTAACGACTAGGACAAAGCGGAAGCAGAGTCCCACGAGCGCGGAGCGTAAGTATCAACCAAAGAGGAGTATTCCAAATGGTGACAGTGTACGGTTTAGAGGATGCAAGCACTGGAGCAGCGTATGTAGGCTGCACAGCAGGCAAGATAGGTAAGAGGATGCGAGAGCATAGGAGTCTACTAAAAGCCGGTAAGCATAGCTCTAAGAGGTTGCAAGAAGCGTGGAACGATCACGCTGGTGAGTTTCAGATGAAGGTACTTGAGACAATGCCAGCAGAAGTATCAGTGATTGAGAAACGTGAGCGCGAGTTGTCTTGGATGAAGCACTACAGAGGCAGTAATTTGTTACTAAACGATAATGAGTATTCGTTTAGACCGCCTCCAAACGCTCCTGCAATGGCAGCAAAGTCTAGGGTAGCTAATGGCTACAGACCAAGCGCAGAAAGCAACCTAAAGCGTAGATTGGCGCAGATTGGTAAGCCCAAAGGCCACGGTGCTAAGATTAGCGCCACCAAGAAAGCGATAAAACTTGCGATGAGATAGTCTGCTCTGCATATAAATGGAATATGCAGGTTCGGGATAAAGAGCCTGAACATAACACAAGGACAAATAACAACGCACTACTGCGCCGCTTGAAAGATCGTGGAAATGTTAAGACATTTTCTGGCGGGAATGTAATAATGCAAGAAATCATGTATTCAGATTCGGCAACTAACAACACCAACAGCTATTCTGGCTATGAAGTGTTGAATGTTTCGCAAAATAGTCCTATCAGTGCTGCTCAATTCTCAATCACCCAATACGCTGCTGCTGTTTCAATCAGTGGTCTTGAGATGATTCAGAACAGCGGTAAAGAAGCAATCATTGACCTGCTTGACGGTCGTATGAATGTTGCTGAAGCTCAATTGGCTAACCGTATCAGTGGTGACTTGTATCTTGACGGCACAGGAAACGCGGGAAAAAATCTCACCGGACTCGGGGCCGCGATTCCCGATAGTCCAAGCACTGGAACCTACGGTGGGATTAACCGCGCCACATATAGCTTCTGGCGTTCAGTTGCGTTCAGTGGAACTACCAATGGTGGATCGGCTACATCAGCATCCAACATTCAAGGTTACATGGACTCACTAGCTGTTCAGTTGATTCGGGGTACGGACAAGCCTGATCTGATCGTTGCTGATAACATCTTCTATCGTATGTACCTGCAATCGCTGCAAAGCATTCAGCGTATTTCTGATGGTGGAAACAGCACTGCTGGAGCTGGTTTTGCTTCACTCAAGTATTACGGCGCTGGTATGGCATCTGATGTTGTTCTGGACGGTGGTATCGGTTCAAGCGCAACTGCAAGCCATATGTATATGTTGAACACCAAGTATTTGATGTTCCGTCCTAATGTTAATCGCAACTTCGTACCTATCGGTGGCGAACGTCAAGCGGTCAATCAAGACGCGATCGTAAAATTAATTGGTTTTGCCGGAAATTTAACTTCTAGCGGCCCGCAATTCTGCGGCGTTCTGCTGGCTTAATAGGGGAGTATAAAAATGGCTAATTCAACTTTTGGCGTATTAGGATTTGTTACCCCTCAGTTCGCCCAGCGCGATACCGAAGCGGTTATGACTCTTGGAACACCCCAAATCGGTGCTTTGAACGATACTTGGGTATATGTGCAAGCATCTGAAGCAGTTGCAACTGGAACTTGTACCGTTAGCGCAGCTTTTGCACTAACTGACACAGCAGGTTCTTACACTGCCGATACCGCTTTTGCATCTGGTGATTACGGCTGGGTTCGTAAAACGACTTCACCGTTGTAATCTAATTCTGGGGCGGGGTAACTCGCTCCAGTCTTTAAGGAGATTAATATGTCTATTCCATCACGAGTTTTAGGAGCAGGTAACAGTCCTTTGTCCACACAAGCAATTAGTGGAACTGGCGCTGTTGGTTTGGTTGCTCTTGGCTCAACGATTGCGGATGCACTGTTACTATCTGCCGATTACAATACGCTTACAACCTCATCAGCATCTACTGGCGTTCGTCTCTTGCCTACAGAAGCTGGCGCAACAGTTGTAATTCGTAATGATAGCGGCGTGACGGTAACTGTATATCCGTATTCAGTAGCGAGTACAATCAATGCAGGTGCATCAAGTCTTGCGCTGGCAACAGCTAAGACAGCAGTATTTTATGCAACATCAGCAACAACGTGGGTTTCTATAACCACAGCGTAATAAACTAGGGAGGGAGACTTCCCTAGTTCCTCAATGATAAGACCATTTCAAAAAGGACAGTAAAATGGAAAGCGACATCAGCAATGCAGACAATTCGTTACACGTTGAGTTTTACAAGAGTCAGGAAGAAGGTTACAAGGATGTGCCATTCGTAAGAATACATATACCCGGTGACAAGACCACAGTAATCGACCAGCCAGTACGGGAAGATCACAAAGAGCGTTTTGTTAGGCAATGGCTGTACTTTCAGATGAAGAACAATGAAGGTGCAGAGGTTTACGGTACAATGCTTTCTAAGTGGAATGCTGACGAACCTAAAGAGTTCGACAAGTTCCAGATGGAAGAGCTACAGATTCTAAAGTATCAGACGGTGGAGCAGGTATCTACATCTACAGACTCTCAGCTACAACGTATTGGTATGAGTGGGTTTGCATTAAGAGACAAGGCTAGGGCATATCTGGCGAGACAGACCCAGACTGCTGCTTCAACCGCCCTTGAGGATGCTCAGAAGGAACTAGCGATTCTCAAAGCGCAGGTAGCTCTTCTTAGCAAGCCTAAAATGGGAAGGCCAAAAAAAGAGGATTAAAGTATGTCATCCACGATGCTGCAACTGGTTACACAAGTAACAAACGAACTAGGTGTAAGTACCCCGACATCAGTTGCAGGTAATACCAATCAGGACATCATACAAATTCTCGCGCTCATGAATGCTTCGGGGTACGAGTTACTCCGTAAGCATGACTGGCGTAGACTTACAAAACAGCACCGCTTCTACACAGAATACTTAACCACTACTGGCACATGGTCCGATGGTGGGACTACGATTACAGCAATACCTTCGACCACTGGACTAGACAGCACCTACCAGCTTACTGGCGTAGGGATGGCAAACGACACCCAAATACAGACAGTCGATTCCGGCACAGCAATAACCGCCACACAAAAATTCACAGAGTCAGGAACAAACGCTACTGTTACCTTTATGAAGGTAAAGTACGATCTTCCTACAGATTACGAATACACAATACCTAGAACTCATTGGGATAAAGACAAACATTGGGAGATGCTTGGCCCAATTGACGCTCAACAATGGGAATGGCTGCTGTCAGGCTACATCTCTACTGGCCCACGCATACGTTGGCGCTTGCTAGGTGCATACTTCCAAATCTGGCCCGGTATTTCAGCTAATGAGTTCTTAGGCTACGAGTATAGAAGCAATGGATGGGCCGAAAGCTCACTAGGAGTGGCTAAGACGAGCTTTACGGTAGACACTGATACCTGCATATACCCAGACCGTTTAGTCGTTCTAATGACGAAATTGAAGTATTTTGAGGCTAAGGGCTTCGATACTACAGCTATGTATAGAAACTTCCTGCAAGAGATGGAAGTCGTTATGGCTCAGGACATGAGTTCAGCCAATCTGTCGTTTGCTCCAAGACCGGGTACAGTGCTAATCGGATATGACAACATACCCGATCAAGGCTATGGAAACCCTAATTAATGATGCTTCCAACGAACCCCAGACTTTATTCTACTTATGGTGCTTCCTTGAACGCCGTAATCAAGTGCAATGAGGCGCTGCAAGCGGGTATCCTGTCTAATCGCATCAACTTGTATGCCAGTAAGTTTAGCTGTGCCACAATTCTCTCCGCGATTAGTAGTTCCGTGCCTAACTTTATCAGCATGGTTATTTTTAGACGTGTCCCATCTAAGATTACTCAAATGATTATTTTGATGATTGCCATCATTGTGACAACATTCCATTCCTTCTGGTCTTTTGCCTACAAATGCTTCCAAAACAAGTTTGTGTGGTCTAACTTGAGTTTGTTTGTTGTTTTTCCACAAGCCAGCATAAGGTCTGCCATCATGTTTATCAAATGTCAGTTTTTTAATAGTGTTGGTTTTTACGGTAAGTATTCTGCCGTAATCAGAAATCTTGTAGAATCCTTCAAAACCAATTGCATCGCGCCATTCTTCCATGATGTTCCCCATATAAACAATAAGGGGAGATTATAGCATATGTTTCAAGCACAGAGAACCGCTGCTCAAGTAGCTTCTATACCTGCTCCAGTAGGTGGTTGGAATGCTCGTGATTCTATTGCGAACATGGAACCTACCGATGCTGTTGAGTTAATTAACTTCTTTCCATCCTATTCAAACGTAGTTCTACGCGGCGGGTACTCTAACCACGCTACGGGAATAACTGGTCAGGTTGAGACTCTGATGAACTACTCGACTGGAACGGGTGAGGAGCTATACGCAATTGCTGGCACACAGATATATGACGTAACCTCTGCTGGTGCAGTTGGTGCGCCTGTAAAGACTAGCTTAACAAACGCTCGATGGGAATTCATCAATGTCACTACTGGTGGCGGTAGCTATCTATATCTAGTCAATGGTGTAGACGCTCCATTGCTATTCGATGGCACTACATGGGACTCTATCACAGCTATATCAGCTATAGCGATAACTGGCGTTACAAGTACAATGCTAGATAACATTACTCTGTTTAAGAACAGGGTATGGTTTACGCAAAAGGAATCATTAAAGGCTTGGTACTTGCCTACTAATCAGGTCGGCGGTGCAGCACAGGTTCTTGATCTAAGCTCTATCGCTAAGTTTGGCGGTCACGTTACAGACGTAGCTACTTGGACGATTGACGCTGGGTACGGGGTTGATGACAACCTAGTATTTATAACCAGCAATGGCGAGGTTATTGTGTACTCAGGTACAGACCCAGCTAGTTCTGCTACTTGGGCATTGATCGGAGTGTGGAAGCTAGGCGCTCCAATTGGTGATCGCTGCTTCATGAAGTACGGCGGTGACATTCTAATCCTTACAT